CTCCAGGTTGGTGAAGTCTGATACCTCACACGATGCTCTCCTCGTAATTAAAGGAGAGGCTAAGGCTTGTTCCAAGTTGATTGAGAGATTCCGCGCTGAACAAAATAAACCATAGGAGACTTGAGGATGGATTGGCTTTCCCAGGTAGGTGAACAGGATGAGGTTGAGACACTGAAGCAGCAGTTAGCGCGGACGAATCAGGAACTCAACCAACTACGCTCCACTTCCCACCAGCAACACAACCGCGCTACCCAACAGAACAACATACTGCGAGGACAACTGGAGTCAGACAAAGTTCCAGATGCAGATGAAGACTTGAACAACTGGGACTGGAATAAGGTCGCTGGTGTATCACAGAAGAAGGAGACTGGTAAGGTGAGTGAAGACGGCGGAGAAGAAGCGATCACGTTCAAGAGTAAGAAGCAGATGGATGACTACTTTAACCGGAAGCTTCAGAAGCACGAAATGACCAAGGTGCAACACATTCAACAGGCACAGCAGACCCAGGCACAGTTGCAGGAGCAGTTCTTCAAGGAACACCCGGAACTGATTGACCACGCGGAAACTGTGCAGCGCCTCTGGCAACAGTCCGTCAGCCTCAACCCCAACATTGACGCCAAGGCCCGCTTCCAGGGTGTGGTTGGGGAAACCAAGGCCATCCTCAACCAGTATGGTCTGCTCAAAACTCCTGAGCAACAGGACAAAGAACGTAAACAATTGACCAACGGTCAAAGTCCTTACTTCGGAACCGGTCAACTTCCGGTGAGAGATGTTGGCAGACCTATGCCTGAGCGTGTAGAGTATAACCAAGACGCACACGCCCAGGAGATTGACGCCCGGCGCAAAAGTATTGCGTCCAAAATGTTTTCGTAACTCCGGTTACAACTAAATAAGCCTACCCCAGAGGCAGTTAAGATACGTCGGCAGGACACGACCCTCTAAGAAAGCTGAACTGGGTGACGCACCAAGCATCACCTGATTTAACTAGAAGAGGAGAAATGTAATGCCGACTATTACTACTACCGACGTAGCGGACCTTCATCTGGCCAAACTGAGCCGGGAAGTCCGTGTCGCCGCACAAAAGAAAATGAAGTTCCGCCAGTTCGTTCGCCCCGATGTGGACTTTGGATTGCACGAAGGCAACCAATACAAGTTCACCAAGTTGGGGAACATCCAGGAACGTGCCCGTAAGGTAGGGGAAACCGATGACATTCCGCAGGGTAAGCCCGCCATCACCTCCACGCTGATGACCTGTGATGAGTATTCACTTGAGGTGCCCTACACCGCTCGCGCTGCTCAGATTGCTGAACTCAGCCTGGAGTCAATGATCATCCGCCAGTTGCAGAACAACGCCATTGAGACTCTGGACGAGTTGGCCGCTGAGAAGTTCCTGGACTCCGATCTGGTCTACACCCCCTACGGAACCGAGAACTCCAAGCTAGCAACCCTGTCCACCAGCGGAACGGCCGGCACCACGGCTACCCGCCCCTGTCGCGGTTGGGACATCAAGAACATCGTGGGACGTATGCGTTCCAACTACAACATCCCCGGCTTCGGTGGTTCCAACAACTACATCTGCATTGCCTCTGAGGCTTTCCTCCGTGGCATCGTGGATGACGCCGAGTGGATTGAGGCGAGCAAGTATGCCCAGCCTGACAAGCTGCTCAACGGTGAGGTGGGTATGTATCAGAACACCCGCTTCATTCACGAGAACAACGTTCTCAATGACGCCCTGGCCGGCGGTGGTGGTGAGGCTGTCTTCTTCGGTGATGACGTAGTTGTCGAAATCGAAATCTGGCAGCTTGAGTTGCAGCGGGCCATCGCTGACAGCTACGGTCGTTCCAAGGCGATTCGCTGGACCTGGTTCGGTGGATTCGAAAAGACCTGGGACTATCCCACTGAGAATGAGACGCGCAGCCTGCTCGTCTCCAGTCTCTAATCAGTAGTAGGAAGGAGTAAGAAACAATGAGTGGAGTTGCAAGTTCTCCCCAGGCTGGTCGTTTCCAGACCATCCACACTCTGATGACTCCGGTCACCACCTTTACCAGTGCTTCTACTGGTTCTTTGGTGGTTCTTCCGGTGGCGTTGGACAAGATTGAGTTGTTGGCTGTGGGTCTTATCCTCACCAGTGACTCCGGTTCAGTAGGAACTGGTGCTGAGGTGACGGTGCAGAAGCGTGTGCGTGGTGCAGCGTCTTATGCAACCATCTTCACCGGAGCAAAGGTGACTGCTATCGCCGACGTTGATAGCCCGGATGTTACGGAGGTTAGCCTTGACCAGGCTGCCACCTTGGATTCCGGTCTGTTGGACAAGCCAAACTTTGTTTCGGCTGTCAAGGGTGACCTTGTTCAGTTGAACTTAACTGTTCAGGGAGTCAGCGGAACTCAAGTGGGTTACGCTTACCTGAAGTATAGGGAACGTCCAGTAACTGACTAATCCGCCGGGGAGGGTGGGGTCACACTCACCCTCCCCAATTTCTTTTGTGAGGTAAGACAATGGCCCTGAGAAAAAAGAATCCAGTGTTGAAAGGTAGGGTCACCGAGTTTATTGGTGGCCCTACTGGCAATCACTCCCTAGTATACCGTCACGATGATGGTGGGCTCTATCACAAGGATGGACGCGCCCTACCCAAGGACCCTATCAAGTTGCACGAGATGGGTATTCCTGTCCCCCCTCCCTTGCGTTCCAAGATGTTGCGTGATGTTCACGAGCGTAAGATTCAACGGGAGATGGACCAACGCCGCCGGGAGCTGGAAGAGGAACTCCTCCAGCAACAGGCCGAGTTGGATACCAAGTTGGCTGATATGGATGCGCGTATGCGCCGGAACGAGATGGAGCCGGTTATGGTGGACGCCATCCCCGTCCCTGAACCCCCTCCGATGTTGTTCGCTGAGGAGATTCAAGCCTACCAGGAACAAGCTGCTGCCGAGCCCGAGGAAGCTGAAGAGGCACCCGAGGAGGAAGCTGCTCCCACTACCCGCCGTCGCCGTAGGAGCTAACAATGTATCCTCACACCATTGCACAACTCAAAGAGAATGTGTTTGCAAAGTTCCCTAGGAAGAACCCTTCCATTATGGGTATCTTTGACAATCAGGTAGAGAGTTGGATTCACGAACTCTGTAAAGCGTTTCCGTTTTACTTTATGAGAACGTTCCCGTTGAACCTTTCAACGTCTTCAACTTTTGCTTATCCTTTGACGTTGGCAACGGAGTTGAGGAAGCGTAACAAGTGGATGGCTCCAGGCTGGCTGATTGCACAGTCAGGCATCGGACAATACCGATTCTCCCACCCTGTAGAGATTGAACAATGGGCAGACTCTACTTGGTGGGTGGATTCGTTTGTGGAAAAGATTCACTTCATCAAAGAGTTTGATGCTAACGGAGCATTCCGACAGGACATCCCTGTATACTCTCGTGATGTAGCCCTGTCCAGAGAGTTCACCCAGACGGGTAGACCACAACATTGTTATCTCACTCAGACTGAGAACGGGGCATACCTCAACCTCAACCCCATCCCAGATGATTACTACCTCTACGCTGTGGAGTTTCAAGTAGTCAACCCACCTACCTACAACGCTGGTGGGGCTGATATGTTCAATCAGTTCCTCAACTACGCCCCCAGGGTTGTTGAACTATACTGCTTGATTCAGGTTGCAGAGTTCTTTGATGAACCCAACCTCAGCTTGAAGTATGAGCGGTCTTTGTATGGCACCCCTCCGAAGGGACTGAAGACTGCCATCACGGAGAAGTCTGGGTTGATTGGTGACCTTGTTGCTGACTCACAGAAGGCAATCGCTCAATCACAGTCCACCCTACGATTCTTCCAGTCTTCCAAGGAAGCTGTCGGCCGCTCTGGTCCTGGTAGAGGGTGGACCCGTCCCAACCGTCACGGCTATTGGAGCAACTACTAAGTGGCCAAGCCCCTAACAAATAGCAACCTCATCTATGCAAGTCTCTTTGACTTGTCCCTTGGTGTGTTCTTTGACCGCCACGAGGTTTCTATTCCTTTGGGCGGGGCTTCTGCAACCAGTAATCTGATCTGGTTAGGTGGTTATGTTCGTGCTCGGCCTGGTCTGGACAACATCTACCCTCAGTTGGACGGTAATAAGATTGTCCACCTCTCTCAGTTCGTCCCTTTGCTTGGTGATGTGCGGTTGATGCGTGTGTCAAAGAGTGGGACGGACACAATGCACGTTCACTATTACACCCAGGGGACTGGTTGGGTTGCTGTAACCGGAGGAGCAGGAGTATCTGGAGTTCTTTCTTCTACCGACCCTCCTCGTTCTGTTAACTTTAAGGGGGTTTGGTATCTAGTTCCTGGTAATGGTCCGCTGTATCAGTATGACGGCACCACGTTCGTCACCACTTCCAGTGTGATTGGAGCACCAGGAACCAACGATGAGAAGAAACCTTTTGACAAACCAAAGTATATCGCAGCTACTGAAGCCAGATTGTTTATCGCCAACACCACTGACGCCATCTCCGGTGGGACAAGAGTCCCCTACAGAATCCAGTGGTGTGACTTCAACTTGCCTTTGGTTTGGTCCACTGGAGGAACTACAGGTAATGGGTCCTCTCGTTACGTGGATTTACCCAGCGGCTCCGAGGCAATCACCGGGATTTATGCTGGAAGTAACGCTACTCTACTGATCTTTAAGGCTCGGGAAGTTTACATTGGTGTGCAGGCGCAATCTCCGCTGTTCTTTGACTTCAGAGTTCTACAAAAGGGACCCGGTTGTGTATCTTCTTCAACCATTAAGGAGTGGCGTGATGGAAAAATTCTTCACCTTGGGGATGATAATATTTATCTTACAGTTCCCGGACAAATACCTCAGCCCGTTGGTGATCGGATTTTGCCTCGGCTTTCTGATCTCTCATCCCTTATCCAGTTGGACCTATCCCGTGCTTGGATTGACCGCGATAACGACCTGTATTGTCTCATCATACCGGATGTAGATGGTAAGGTAATCAAGACTTTCACCTTGTGCTTGCGCAATATGTCCTGGTGGGAGGGTTCCTACAACCTTGGAACAGACTTCATTACCGATGGGTATGAGTTCCGTTCCGGTGTTTGGCAGAGCAAAGAGCTTTTATCCACCAATCAGGGGCTTATTTACGAGTCTACTCTTGGTAAGACTATGGATGGGAGCAACAACTTCTCCACCAGTTGGACTTCAGGTATCCTCCAGATTAGACAAATCAGTCAGAATCAGGCGGACCAAGCCTCTATGCAGATGATTCGTGGGTTCGCCCCGCTGGATGATGGGGGTAACTCCATCCAATTGTCTGTTGACCGGGGAGATGGGTTGGATAGGTTCACCAATACCATCTACGGAACACAGTATTTCGATGGTTTGTCTCCTATCAAAGTTGATGAACGACCGTTGGATGGTGAACACTTCAGAGTTAACTACTCTTCCACTACTGCCAACACCACTCCCAGGATGACTGGGTTGCAAATCGGGTTCATCCTTCACGGGAATACACGATGATTGACTCTTCTAAGATTGCAGTTACCAGTATGGTGGACGCCAGGGAGGCACCTGACGGTGATTGGCGTTTAGCATACGCTGTGAACGACGGTGGAACCCTTCAACTTAGGGACTTGATGTTGTGTAACCCTACCGGTTCCGACTCCACCTTCGCTTTAATGATTGCTCCCTCCACTATCACCCCTTCTCCAGGAACAGTGGAGCAGGCTTACGTCGTTTATCTAACTGAAGTAGTTACAATGACATCGGTTATCATTGATTTGAACGCCGCTGTGTCCGCTGGCTGGAGTGTTTGGGTGTATGGTTCTGATCCTGCTATCAATTATCACTTGAGTGGGGTTATCTAACGATGATTACTGTAAGACAAGCAGAGCTAGAAGACTGGAACGGTATCAAACACCTGTGGCGGGAGCTAAAAGACTCTCCCCACTCCTTCAAGATTGAGGGTGATGAGAATACACTCAGGAGTTTCTTCATTGGGTCCCTTACTTCACCATATGTCAGTGTCTGGATCAGTATTCAGAACGATATGGTGACTGGTTTCGTGGTTACACAGACCAATCTTAACCCCATCCCAGACCGTAAGGGTATGGTGAATATGATTCCGTCCTGCTTTATACGCGCAGTGTATGTTGACAGCCGAGTTGCTGCACCAGAAACGGTTGCACTGCTGGATGACGCTTTGTGTAAACACGAAAAAGCTAACGGTAGCGTAACCATCTACGGAAATTGTCGGAGGAACTTCCCTGCCAGGGCCGCTCTAAAGATGTATGGTTACGAAGAACAGTATCTTGTAATGAGAAAGGAACTATAACGATGGGTGGTAGCAGTGGCGGTGGAGGTTCCCAGGTAGTTGACCAAGGTGGGTTGATTGACAGCCCTTTGAACAACTTCCTTATCCCTCAATCTCAGAATATGTTGGCGACCGCTGGACGTTGGTCCACGTTGGGTTCTCCCTTTAACTTTCTGCCGAACATTCCGTTGGGTCAGACCTACGTTGCTGGTCCCAATCAGACCATCTTTGGCAACCCATACAATACACAGCAGCAGGCGTCCAACTACTTTGGTCAATCTGCTATCCCTAACTCCCAGCAGATGTATCAGAACTTCCTCAACCCACAAGCTCAAGGCGGTGGTCAGTCTGGGGGACAAGGGCAAGGTGGTGGGGGAGGTGCTGCCCCACAGATGGACCCTATCTTGGGTCAGGTTGTTGGGAAACTCCAGCAAGTGCAACAACAGGGACAGCAACAAGGAGGGCAACAGCAGCCGGGTGGACAGCAACAAGCCCCACCACCGCAACCACCTCCCCAGCAAACTATCGCTGCACAACCAAACTCCCTTGGGCTTGCAGATAAGGGGATTGTATAATGGGACAGAGTAGTGTTGGCTTCGGTGAAGGTCAATCGCAACAGGGTGGTCAGGGACAAGGAGGTAACTTCTATTCCCCTGGACCACAGGGTCAGCAACAGTTCATCCAGAACCCGGATGGGTCTAACTCGGATAGAACAGCAAATGACTTCATCAATTCTAATTACATTGCCCCCTACTACAACCTGGCTGGGGTAGCAGGTAACTTGGGAACGGCCACCGGTAGTGCTGTTCCTGGGGAAACTAACTTTTTGAAGCCACTGTTCAACCCTCAACTGAATCAGATGGAACAAACCTTCCTTGAGTCTGGGACTGATTCAGCCCTACGCGCCCAGGAACAAGCTTTGACGAGAGCGGAGGGGCAGTTTGAGAACACCCCTTATCACAGTGGTCTTAACCAGGCCAGGCAGGATGTAGTTAATGACACTACCCGCAACCTTGCGCAGTCTGCCAGCCAGGCTGGATTGCAGCGTCAACAGCTTGCTACGTCCGCTGTCCAGTTTCCCTTTGAGTCTACACTCAACTCAGCTAACGTTGGGGCACAAACAGCAGAGCGTATGTTCAATCTGGCAAACACTGCCTACTCTCAACCGTATCAGATCCCCCTTTCAGTTTATAGTCAGTTGCCTATCACGGCTCCGACTATTGCAACACAACAAGGTGGAGGAGGTAGTAAACTGTAATGGCAAACGTTCGTCAGACTAATCACATTCAAGAAAGACCCCAAAGACAAGGTGGGTTGTTGGGCAGCTTGTTTAACATTCTGCAGATGATCCCCATCCCAGAAGCACAGATGGCTGGTAAAGTTGGGAGTGCTTTTCTTAATCCCACTGGGAGTAATCTGGGTGGGGTTGTTAGTCAAACCGCCAAGATGATTGGCGGAGGTGACGGTTCCTTAACTGACCCCACTGATGGTGGTCCCAATGAAGAGGATGGTCCTCTGATGTCGGGTGGTGGTGTTCGTTCCTCCTTTGTTGGACCTACTCAAGAGGAGGAACCAGGCCCTGAGCCTACTCCAGTCATCTTGGATGGGCCGGCTACAGACCCGGTAACGGATGACCCTGAGAAGAAGGATGACACAAAGTCCCTGGATTTGTATGCCAATATGACAATGGATGAGGTGTTCAAGAAGCACCCCCAGCTTCAGAATATGTTTTTTGAATATCTGTTCCAAGCGTAAGGAGTCAAATGCAAGAAGAACCAATGCTACAGTTTTTCGCTTATGACCACTTGCCTTGCCAGCACATCTGGCAGAGGTTAGTAAGCCTTTCTGTGATTTGGCAGTCACAGTTGTGATGACACTTCCCAGGAACCCAGAACGCACCGTTGCTTTGAGAAAACTCATTGAAGCAAAAGATTGTGCAGTTCGCGCGTTTTCAATAAAAGACACTAAAAAGGAAGTCCCGGGGTTCCCGGGGCGGGAGGCGGACCCCGGTGGGAGCTAGATTCCAAGCGGATTTCAAGCTGTTCGGGGTCAAGTTCTCGTTCAGCGTTCTGATCGGAGTGGTCGAGTAGGCGATGGGTCGGCATGAGGTAGATCTATCGCAATACTGTATAAGTAAGGAGGTGATACTATGGCAATGAATGACCCGCGAGCAAAGTTCGGGGCCCAGGCTGGCAAGTCTGTTCAAAAGGGAACCAAGATTGACAACTTGAAGAACAGCAACACCACCAAGCCCAAGCAGAACACCGGTTGGCCCAAAGGGGACAAAGGCAAGTCCAAGTAACAAATAGGTGGAGGGTGGTCGGGATGAAGGAGGATACGATGAATAGTGGTTCCAGAGAGTTCGATTTCAATACGATGGCTGATGTGGGGAAGCAAGTCTCAGAGAACAAGAAGGCTCTGGATGACGTTCGTTCTTCCTTCGTGGGGCCCACCCAAGAAGAGGATGCCCCTGAGCCCACTCCAGTTGTCCTGGATGGGCCGGCGACTGAAGAGGGGGATGACAACAAGGTCAACCTCAATGAGTTGGCTTATGCTGCGAAGCGTCACCTGGAAGAGGTGGGACACCCCGCTGCTGATATGCTGATGACTCCAGCCAACATCAAGAAGCTTGCTGAGTTTGAGAACAAACGCCAGCGTGTGGAGCGGGAACGTCTGGCTTACGAGGAGGACCCAGAGGGTTATGATCTTAATTCTGCTAACGCCCTGGACGCATACGTTAAGAGTTGGAATCTCAAAAACCTCACTCCCGAACAACGCACCGGCACTTCCACCTGGAAACCAGGTGCAGCAGATGAAGCCACGCCTCCGGCAGGTAACGCGGAAGTTTCGAGAGTGGCACCTGATCGAGGAAACGGGATGTCAGTGGATGCAGGTGGTTCGTCTGGTGGTGAAGCACCGGCACCTCGGAGACAATCTGCAGGTGGCGCTGAACGACCTGCCCCAGCGCGTTCGGTTCCTGCGAGCAAGCCCGCTGCGAGCCCTGCGCCAAAAGGTGCTTCGAAGACAAACAATGGTATAACCACTGGTCCAGTTAATCCAAGACTTAAGACAGACCCCTCTGCAGGTATTACTACCGGACCCGTTAACCCTAACAACTCTCAACCCGCTTCAGTCCCTTCCCAAGAGGAGTTGATCCGCAAAAACGATGCTGAAAAGGTGGGCTTGTCTGAGGCTAAAAGTTTGGTAAGTTCAGTATTTGCCCCTATGGGAAGCGGAGGTAACGGATTAGAGGAGGCTTCCCGTAACACTCCTCGGGCTATGAGTGGTATCACTACAGGTCCTACTAATCCTCGTTCAACTTCTGGTCCATCTCGGGTAGCTCAATTACCTCCGGGGCAACGGGGTAAGTATAGTCCAGATATGCCTTCATCCAAAGCTGCAGCTTATGAGGCTATGGCTCAAATGATTCCTGAGTCTATTATTCCAACTGCATTAGCAGGTGCTGCTCTTAAAGGAGGACTTCCTCGTAAGATGGCTGATAAGGTGGAAACGGAAATTATGCCTGGGGTGGTAAATGCTGGGCGCAAATTGGCAGGCCGTATGAAACCATCTATGGGGGAACCCACAATCCCCGAGGGGTTCAGTAAGGCTCCCCCCAACGTTCGTCAGGGGAGAATGGAGGGGATGGGTCCCGCTGCAAAAGCAGCCCAACTCAGAGCCCCTGAGAAACCCACCCGCTCCAGTATCAATCAGACTATCAAGGCTGCGGAACCTACACCATCTCCCCGTCCTAAAGCTCCAGCCAAGTCCGCAACCAAAGCAGCTACCAGTGCCTCAGAGTATCTGGAGAAGAGGGATACTTCCGCTGCTTCTAAAGCGAAGGCCAAGTCCAACATCAAACAGAAGAAGAACCAGGGTAAAGGTCAGAACCTTTAATCAAGGAGAGTAAGTAACTATGCCTCAGATTGCACACCCAACAGTTATTCAAGGGAATCGTTACAACGTCGGTGGTATCTTTGGGCAAGGAGGAATTGCTCAGAACTTCCTCAGTCCTCTTGTGGGGGCTGCTGCTCACGCTTTGCCTGAAATGTTGGGTATGCAGTCCCCAGAGGACGAAGCCAAGCAGTTGGCGGTTGATGCAGCCAAGCAAGCCCAGGGCCAGAAAATCTACAATGACTATCTGATGGGAAGAACTTCCAAGGATGAGGCACAGAACATCCTTGGAAAAATTGGGTATGACATTGAGTCTGACAAGGCAGCATTACTCCCTTCGGCGGAAGATGAGATGCGGGCGCAGGCTGTAAAGCAGGCTGCTACCGCTTCCGGTTATGACCTGGCCAACCACCGTTATGGTGATATGGGGTTCAACAACAATGTTGATACTCTGGTTGGTAAACAGGGACCCGCTCCCAGTCAACCTGGTGAAGAGGTTCCTGACTTTGAAGTTAAGAGTTCTGCTCCGGTTACAAGTGGAGTTGTAGAAGCTGCGCATCCTCCTACCTCTCCCACCGGGGTGGAACCCACCTCTCCTACTGAGGAACTGATGAGGGCAGAGGCTCCCTCGTTCCAACCCTTCCCAGAACCTTTGGGGGCGGACAGCAATCCAGTTAAGGTTCGTCCTGTTGATTCCTTCAACCTCAATGAACTACAGCAACAGGGTCCAGAATACTTCCAGCAGTTCCTCAAGCCTGACGATGGTCAGGGTTTTAATTACAAGGGACTGTCCCGTCAACAGCAGCAACAGGCACAGGTGATCGCCAACCGTCTCCAGGGCTTCTCCAATATGATGAAGATGTATGACAGCAAGGAGATTACCAAACCAGAAGACCTGGCCAAGGTGAACTCTATGATTCGCACTACAGAGAAAGATGTGAATCAGATGGTGGATTGGCACAATGAAACCACCACAGGAGACATCAACAAGATTCGTACTATGGGTGGGTTGCCTACGTTGGCTATGGATATGAAGAGTTTACAGATGTTGTCCCCTACCTACATCGCATCTCTTCCAGCCGCCGCCCGGCCCAAGGTTGAGGAGAGGGCTCGTCAGATTGCAAACAAGTTGCAGCAGTTGAATCCCTTTGAGTTGAAGATCATCAACGAGTTCTCCAGTAAACTGGGGGATGAGTCTACCAAGATGTTGTTTGACTACCAGAAGGAGATGGCTCGCACCGGAGCTATGAACGCTCAGACCCAGCAGAGTTACTACGCTACCAATGTCAAGGATGCTCAGGATCAGCGTGAGCTATACCTGAACAAGATTCCTTTGATGGAGTTGGAAGCTCGTAAGGCCATCCTCAAAGCACACAGTGACAAAATCACCTCAGACATCGCTGCTCAGAACCTTGGTGTGGAAGCTGCAAAGATTCAACAGGGTTACGCTAAGATCGCGAATGACTTGGGTATTGCCAACAACAAGAACGCTGTGTCCTTGGCTGCTATGGAAGTTTCCTTACGCAACAACGCTACCAATGCCCGCGTCCAGATGATGGGTCATACGATGACTGCAATGTCTGCGGAACAGAAACGTAACCAGGATATGCTCAACAAGGTTCACGCCAACCTTGGGGCTTCCAAGGGACTGCGGGAACGTAGGGAAGCAGCAACGTCTTTGATGGAAGGTCACCCTGACGCCAAAGTTCGCGCGCAGGCGGCAGATGAACTTCGACAGATGATGGAGGGGAATATGGGGGAGTCCGCTTCCTTGTTGACTCAGAAGGCTGTCGATATGAAGGGGTTGCTGCAGGCATTTGGCATCCCTATCCCAGTTGGAATCAATCCTACTGAGTCCTCTGGTCAGGTTGCCCAGATGGGTGCTACAGAGATTATGCGCCGGGCTAGTGCAGAGGTTGACTCCTTTTTGAAAGCTGGACAAACCCCACCTGCCGAGTATCTCAATCTGGCCAACCACCTCAAGGTTACTCCCACCGGAGATGCTATGCTTGATAGGTCAGCCTACAAGACTGCAGAGGATACCAACGTGACCAAAGCGGGGCCCGCTGCTGCCCAAGACCAAGACATCCTGGATATGATGCGAATGCAGGCTAAGGTTCTCAAAACCATCCCCAGCTTTGACCAGTGGATGAGGATGGATGTAACCGGAGGTGGTTTCAAGAACCAGAACATTCAGGGATTCCAGGACGCATCCCGTGCCAAACAGTTCTACAATCAGATGGTTGACTTCCACAGGAGGATGAATGGACAGCGTAAGTAGTGCCGCAGAACCTATCTCTATCGGAGACGTTCTCCCTGATGTAACCGGAAGCTCTCCTATGGCTCCGGTTACTATTGATCCGAACGCCGGTAAGCAAGAGGTTCCTACTGCTCCCCTTGAATCCACCCAGGCTATCCTTGGTGCCGTGGACCAGGTTCCTCAAACGGACGTAACCGGGCAGCGTAACGAAATGGTTGACCTGATGCAGAAGCTTGTCAACCCTCCCCAGGCTCAAGCTGATGGTGATGCGGCTTTGGTCAATGATGACCCGGCTACGTTGTCTGAAGCCCAAGCCCTGATGCAGCGGCTTGTGTCTCAGGACCCTGCCGCTACGAAAGCCCCCAAAGAACCTCATCCAGTTTCCTACGAGCAGAGCGCACAGGAAGCCAGAGAGTCTGTAACCGGAAAGGTGCAGCCGTCCTGGCGTAGTGGGTGGAATGTTCCTCACCGGGAGAAGATACAATACCTGGCTCCAGCCAACCCCTTTAACCGGAACATTTCCGATCTGAAGGAACCGGTGTTGGCCGGTCTGTATGACTTGCGCCAGCTTGCCCAGCGCAACGGTTACGAAGTTGTCATCGAAAGCGGTAAGGACGGGAAACACGCAACCAACTCCTTCCACTATGCTGGTGAAGCCATTGATGTGAACTTCAAGAAGGATGGGAAGAACGCCACCTACGATAAGAAGGCGTTGGAACTGTTTAAGACCTGGAGTCATCAGGCAGGTTTCGCTACCCTCTATGATGAGGCGCATCACTATGATGACAAGGGGAATATGGGTGCGGAGAAGCCGGGGGCTCACTTCCATCTTGCCTGGAGTGAGGATGCGAAGGGGATGCCGGGGGCTTATCAGCTTGGTGCCGGCCGTAAGAAGGGTTCCACCACTGCCCCAGTCCCCCACTCCGGTCAGAACAGCACCACGTTCGCTGATGTGCAGCCGTTGTTGGAAGCTCACGATTACAAAACGATGCCAGGGAAGGCTGCTCACGCGGCTGACGTGGAGAAGGTAGACCCCCGCATCTTCGCTCGCCTCGTCCAGGCTGAGTCCGGGTTTGACCACTCCCAGGTTTCCCCCGTAGGGGCCGCTGGTGCAGCGCAGCTTATGCCGGAGACGGCCGAGTGGTTGGCCAAGAAGTATAACGTTCCGTTGGAATCCATCAAAAAAGACCCTTACACCAATATGAAGGTGGGGGCACGTTACCTGGGTGAGTTGACGGATCAGTTTGATGGCAACTACGCCAAGGGATTGGCCGCCTACAATATGGGTCCGGGTGCACTACAGTCTTACCTCAATGGTAATGGGAACCTTCCCACTGAGACGCGCAACTACGTCTACAAGATTATGAAGGACCTGTATCCCGACCAGTTCAAGACTCCACAGTCTGTTGACTATGCGTTGAAGAACAACATTGGTCCCACCCGCAACAAGAAAACCCATCACCAGTTGGCTGCAGAGGAGATTCGCGCAGTAGCTACCCCAGGACAACGTATCATCAACGGACTGTTGAATATGGTCCCGTATGGTATGCGTCCTGGGGATGGGATGATGTATGACAATGTTTCTAAAGCTGCACAGGAGAAGCGGAACAAAAGCGTTGCTTCCAAACTAACCCCTGATGTCATTGAGGATATGGCGGGAGCACAGTCTGGTCTTATCTCCGAGTTGCATAACGCAGCCGCTACGTTCCTTAGTGCTGCTGTTCCCTTCGGGTTGGTTCCCAATTGGAGAGCAGAGGACATCCACGAGTACGATAAGATTATGTCCCACTTCGAGGAACAGGGTGGGTTTATGACAGGCCTGCACAAGATCGGCACCAGTGGGCTCCCCTGGTTGGCTGGGACTGTAGTGGGATTCAACAAGTTGTTGAAGGGGGCTGGAGTGGTGGCCGGCGCTGCCAAGAACCTTCCTGTCATCGGAAGGTTTGCTGCTCCCGCGTTTGCTCTGGCTTCAGAAGCGGAACTCTCCCAGGCACCCCTGGCCGTGCGCTACATTCACCACCTGGGCACCGCTGGTTTCAAGGATAGCTCCAAGTTCTTCTCTGCCACGGCTGCTCTGGGCTCTGTATTGGGTATGGATGCAGCCGGCCGGCACCTGATGGACTGGGTTTACAATGAACCCACTCAACTTGCCAAGCACGGTAAACGGGACCTTGTAACGGCAGCCGGGGATGCCACGTCTGAGGGTATCTGGCACGGGTTCCTGGGTGGCCTGGCTTCTTTGGCGCTGCCTATGGGGTTGCAGATGGGGGCTTCTACCCTGTTGCGCTCCCCGGCTGCCGCTGATGCCCTGGGAAAGGCTTTGACGGACGCTAACCCCCTCAAGGCTGGTCTGAAGCGAGGTGTTGCCGGCTCCATCGGTGGACTGGTTACCTCTCAGGGAATCGTGAACCCCATTGCCCAGGGTGCCGGGTGGGACTTTGACCTGAGTCCGATGGAGGGTATGTCCATCGGTGCCCTGTTGGGCGCTGGTGGTGCTCCTATGTTGAACAAGGTTAGTGGGAAACTGGGGGAACTTGGACTTACCACCGCTCACCCAGCCTTCTCCGCATTCAAAACCGGCTTCGATAAGATGTGGGACGGGTTGGATGATTCCTACAAGAATATGTTCACCAAGTCTGCTATCGAAGCTTCCAAGTCTGTAGCGGAACAACATTGGGCCGCTACCAAGATTGCAAAGGTTCGTCAGTATCAAGACAAGGTTGGGCAGCTTGGTGAATCCCTCCAGCCGGTTTCCGATAGTATGATGACCCACCTACAGCAGAAACAGGCAGAAGCTCAATCCCTCCAGGCTCAATCTATGCAGGCCGCTGAAGCAGCGAAGAAAGCCTATGAGAGTCTCCCACCGGAAAAGCAGATGATGGTGGATACCTTCCAACAGCAACAGAAGAAACTGGATGATGTGATGCAGAAGCGTGACCTTGTTGGTCAACAAGCTGCCGCTGCACAAGCATCTAAGGATGAGGCTTCTTTCAAATCATTGAACCGGATGTATGGTCCGTTGGACAAGGAAGTCAACAACCTCAGTAAAGCCCAAGCTCAGCTTCTTAAGGAACACCCTGAAGTTCCACGTATCCTACACTTAGGAAAGAAGGCACAGCAAGTTGGTGACACTGTTTCCAAACAATTACCCGAACTGGAAAACTACATCAAGACGGTGGGAGTTGGTGTCGAGAAATACAAGAACATTCAACAGAACCTCATCAATGAACGCAACCGTCTCCAGGGAATCCCGGATGACGCTATTGTTGACCCCGGCTTTAGTATTGGTGCTGACACGGAACTTGTAAAAGTTCAGCACCTTCCAGGGGAGTTCCCTGACCTGCCCGGGTTGGATAGGGACCAGCAGGCCCGCGTTGCTACGGAAACTTCTCGCAACGCCATCCGCCAGTTGGTGGACCGTTATAATGACAGAGGCGTCGGTCTTCCAGCCTTCGACCACGAGATGGTGATGTTGGCTCGTAAGAACGTTCGTGACTCTCTGGCCGGTTACCAGGGTCCCAGTGGTCACGATATGTCCTTATTCAACAACATCCTGGAGATGGAGGGGAAGGCCAAGCAGAAGACTTCGTTCCTTAAGAAGGAACTGTTTGGTGAAACTCCCATCTCCACCACCAAGCAGACCACCGTCCGTAAGATGATCCGCGAGAACAATGCTCTCCGTTATGATGTGAAGAAGGGAGAGAAGTATGGTTACGTCAATGCTGAAGTCATCTTAGACGCTGCCAAGAAGAATGGCTTTGACCTGAAAGATGTCAACTTGCAGAAGCGCAAGAGTGACCTGGTGAACCTGGGAACAGGTGTAGGGAAGAAAGACGCCATCTCTCCAGTTGCAGTGAATCCTTCCGGTGAAACCTTCACCACAAAGGGTATGAACAAAACCCAAGCCACCTTTCAGAAGTTTGAAATGGACAACCCGGAGTTGGTATCTCAGGCCCTGGCCGCGCAAGCCATCGGAGACACCCACTTCCCAGTTGCTGTCCCTGACAAGTATCTGGTGGACTTTGACTCCTTTGCTAAACTTCACGCGGAGGGGATGATTAAAGACGTTCGGGACAACTACGCTTCCTCTGCTAAGACGGCGCGAGACTACCTCAAGGACGTGCACTCACGGGATGAAGTCAAAGCCCTCCCAGGATTCGATCTGGATGATGGTATGGGTGGTGCTGCAGTTCTCAATGAAACGTGGTTTGAGAAGTCCCTGGATAAGCGGTTGTCCAAGAAGTTCTTTGAGCAGGTCAACAACGGACTGAAGCCCACTGACAAGGACATTGTGGAACCTGTCCGGGTTTATATGGAGGAACTGTCTCAGACTCCTGAAGGACGCAAGGTCATCAACGATATGGTGTCAGAGGAGATTCGTAACGTAGCCTCCATCGGCACGGACATTGCCGGCCTGGGTAAGCAGGGACAGGTAGATGCAGCGGGACAGATGATTCCCAATATGCGTGTTGCCAAAGGAGACATCCTCCCAGAACAATCGGGACGTTATCGGGTAGCTAGTAATGATAAGGGTGATTTCATCGTGGACAGCAAGGGTAAGATTCAGTTCCGCCAGCGTAAGTTCTTTGCTGGCGGTGTGGCGCGTCAACGTGCCGCTATGGGTGTCCCCAATGAGATGACCCACCCTGGTCTTGTGAATGTGGTGGATGAGTTGAATGGTGGTGACCCTATGGCGTTCTTCAACAACGAGTCCATCCACCTGGAAAGGCTCAAGCGGAAGGTCAACGAGTGGGCTTCCGGTGGGAAGAAGGTGGAAAGCAGAGACATCCTTGGCTTCACCCAGGAACAGTTTGGTGACAGTGTATACAACCTGCGTTTGTCGGCTGGTGAGGTTGCTTCTGATATTGAAGGAGCCCTTGCCATCAGGAACAAGGAGTCGTTTGAGTCCCTGAAGCTCCCTAACAACCCTACTGAAGCACAGTTTATGCAAGACACCGCCGATGCTTTGGAGAACGGTAGTGAGGCAGCGGCCTACATCAAGAAGTATGGGGACACCGGGAAGCAGGTGCTCTCCAATCACCTGACTGTAAACCAGGCGTTGGATGATTTCAACAAAAGCTGTGAGTTCAACAAGAAGTTTGCTCGGCAGTCTAACTTCATCCACAACTTCCCTGAGATGATGGCTCATATTCGCGCATCCACCACCAGTGTGGACGGGGAGGGGTTGTCCCTTTCCAGTGCTTTGGACCGTCAACGCAAGCTGATTCCTAATATGAAGAAGGCTCGGGAGATTCTTGACCGCACCGAAAAGGAACTGGAAGCGGTGGGAATCACCCCCGATAGATACCGTAAGATGACTCCAGAACAGCGAGCCCAGGTGACCAACCCGGAGATTGATTGGTCTGCCCAGACCAAAGCACGACAATTAGAATTGATGGAGGAAGCCAACCAGAAGGCCACCAACCTCCTGTTGCGGACGGACCTGGACAATATGACCCCAGGTAAGTTGGTTGCTAACCGCATCAAGGCTATGGCTCACGCTGAGTCTATGCGTCGGTTCATCAGCCACCTGATGGATACCCCCACCCTGGATAAGGAGGGGAATGCTCGCTACCTTATCCGCGTTAGAACAGAGAGTGACAAGGTAGCTGTGAATTTTCAGACACCCAAAGGTGTTGAAGCAGAACAACGGATGGACGTAGGCAAATTCTACTCTGGTAGTATTGACCTGAAGGGTAAGAACGTTCAGCTTGAAAACGTTTATGCACATCCAGAGGTAATGCGGTTCGTCAATGACTATGCTATGTCCGTGGAGAACGGCTCTATTGCCAAAGCCTGGAAAGCTTTCAACCGCCACACCTCTTCTATCCGCCTGCTTGGTAGCTGGATTCCCTTTATGTTCTCCATCACCACTTCGTTGATGGCTGATGTAACGGGGAACCTGCTCTCCATCTTCTCCCCTTCCAGTTACAACTTGTCTGGAGCCGGTAAGAAGATTCGTGAAGGGGAACGCGGCCGGCTGATGGAGCTATTCGCCTACCGTAACGGTCTGAACGCTGCCCATATTGCAGAGAACACCCTCACGATCAGCAATAACATCGTAGAATCTATGGATGAGGATGTAAGGAACAAGACGTTTGGTGTTGGGGATAACGATACGCTGCGTCTGCTGGCCGCAGGGGACCCCAACAACCCTGCACGGGCAGAGGCTTACAAGCAAATCAACCCTATCTCCAAGCGGGCTGTGGACATCTTCTCCGTCCCCCTGGAAGTGGAGAAGGCTACGATGCGTCACATCCTCTACTCCCACATCCGTGACGCACAGTTGGCCGCTCACTACGTTCGCACCAACCAGTTGATGGTGATGGAGGGTGGACCGCTGAGCAACGTAGCTGACCCTCTGCACCGTTTGGGGCTCGCTTCCCAGGGTGCAGCTACTATGAGCAACAGTAACGTAGGCTCTATGCCTTACTACCTGTTTGACAAGCAGCTACGGGACATCGGACAGAAGACGTTCCTCACCCCTGGGTGGGGTATGTCTGTTGCTCACACCATCATTGATGGATTCTCAGGGGTATTGGGGTTGGGTAGCTCCCGTCTCCGCAACATTGCCCCAGGAACCGTGGAGTTCTTGGAAGCTGCCGGCCGTAAACTGGTAGGGGACAAGCCTCTATATGCTAACGTTGCTCCTGAGACACGGGAATACATCCGCAACCGTATGGCAAAGAACGTTGCCGGGTTGGTGATTGCTTCTGCTGTATCTACAGAAACCTTCAACCTGATGGTGAATGGAGAAACTAGTTACGCAGACCCTGACTCCAGTCGCTGGGGTAAAATCAAGATCGGTAACACCACCTTCAGTAACCCTATGTTTGGGTATGTGAAGAAGATGGTGAAGTTCTTCAATGCTGGGGTAGCAAGTGCTACCAAGGATGATGCGGATTCGTTCCTGTCTGTCTTTGCAGATGAGATGCAGAATATGTTGTCTCCAGCTTTTGAGGAAGGTGCTGGTCTGGTAACTGCTCGGATGGGTTCTCGTAAGGCTATGGCAGAAGAAGCTGCTGTGGCTGATGACAATATCGTTAAGTCTGGGGTGAAGCGTGTAGCTCGGGCTGCAATGAATACGGTGGGTGGTCAGGAGACGTTTGGTTTCCGCCCAGACTCTGACCCTATCGACGTTCTTGCGCTTGGTGGTATGCCTCACCTGGGACTGAAGAACGATAGTTCGGACGCTTCCAGGCTTGGTGGTAGCCAGTATGCTGGTCGAGTGTTGGCCGGCGTCTATGACACCACCCCCAACATTGCCCGCAATCTCAGAGGTGACATCGAAGCTCGTGAAGGTGCGTCCCGGATGCAGCTTATGAAACAGGTGGAAAACTATTTCAAGGCTGCTATGTACACCACTGGCCCAAAACAACAGGAACTTATTGAGAAGGCTAAGACCCTTGCTATCCAAGGGATTCCGGTGACAGACAAGGTTCTGCGCAAGGTCAAGGAACGGGAAACGATGTCCCGCTCTACCTGGCAGAGTCTCTTCAACCGCTATATGAACCCGATGAAGGGGGCTATGCAGGGGGCCGATAGCACAGATAGAATTCTTCTTCGTCAGAAACTGGATGAATATCAAGATAGTAACATTGACCCTTACCAATCGTTGATTCCGTCACAACCATTGGATAACGAGGATGCAGAGTGAGAGTTCTAATTACAGACAGTAACCCCTTGACGGCTATGGGCATTGCAAGTCACTTCCAGGAGTGGGATCGGGCTGCAGAGATTGCAGTAATGACGGGAGAGGACTGGCACCCCAACGCCTACTCCAGGCGCAGCACTACAGATCAGGGTGATTCTTGGTTCCCTGGTAGTAACGTGAGAATGTTCGACGAGCCGAAGGAAGTAATTGACTTCCAACCGGAACTTGTCATCAACACTGACCCGATCCTTGGTTACATTATGGTGAAGATTGTAGAGAAGCTGAACAAGCCTTTCCACTTCGGCTGCACCAATATGTCCACCATCCTCACCAAAGAAAGTAAGATGTGTCTCAACCTTATCCGCCAAGCTGGACTGGATGTGGTTGAGCATAATGCTTTTGACTCTTCCCAGAAGTTGGTAGAGTGGGCTGCACTACAGGATGAACCCAAAGAAGACTTGATTGTGGAAGTGGATAACCACAAAGAGTTCTTCCTTCCGGTTACAAGCCCAATCAACTTCCTTGATTCCATTATGATGATAGCCAACCAGGGCACACAGTTTGTAGTCCGCAAATACTCCCAGGCTATCTGTGAGTTTGGTGTGGTGTTCTCTGGTAATGGGTTTGTGGGTCGGCCCTTTATGGTGAAGGAGGTAGATAGCTGCCTCCACATCCTCCACTTCGGTGACCAGTCAGAAGATTTCACCAATCGCATCCTCAACAAGCTGAGCAACGTCCTGGAGGCGATTGGGTTCCGTGGGTGCTTGTTCCTCAGCTTCGATGTCATCACTCAGAAGATTACTCGCATCACCTCCAGGACTCCGAACAACTTCTGGTTGACATTCTTGGCTGGTCTGAACCAGTCGGCCGCTAAGTATCTGTTCTCCCTGTCTAAGGGAGTGAAGTTCCAACCGGAAGTCAAGAGGGCTGTCTACGGTTATAACTACAAGGTAGACGTAGACTCCCAGAAACAGTGGGATGACCAGTTTGGTGAACACCCCTCTGAGCCTATCAAGCAATACTGGGGTGGGGTCGGGGAACAGACCTTCTACATCCGTTGGCAATCAGGCTTTCCTGTAGCGGAGCCCGTTGGGTTGCTGTGTTCCAGCCAGGCTTCTGAGGGCTTCATTGCCCACAGCCGCGTCCCCAGTTCCTTGCGGATGATGCCTCCCTTCATCGTTCCCAACCTTCCCTTGCTCGTTGGTCTGTTTAGTTACAACCAACCCCCTTCCCCAGAATTGCCTGACCCTGTAGAGTGTCAGGTAGAGTCCGATCCCGAACCGGTTGTTCCGGTGGAGGAACTAGAACAACAGGAAGAAGAGGTAATTACAAATGGCGTTTAGTGGCGGTGGTGGTCCTTCTACGGGCCGCAGATTTGAAAACTTTGGGATGACCAACTATGGGCCGGCAGCGATCCCTACGTCGGAAGCAACTGCTTTCACGGTCAATGTCCCCACCCAGATTCGTAGCTTGCGGGTGATGAACCCTACGGCTGGCTCTCTGGATGTGACGTTGTATCTTGTTCCCAGTGGTGGGTCCGCAGGGTCTGGCAACGTCCTCACCCTCCAGACTCTGGCCACCAAGACCAGTGCTGAGATTTGTGTGAGTGGTTGTCCCATTGTGATGGAAGCTGGTGACAGCATCCACGCTCTGGGTTCGGGAGCCGGCTTGCTCCTGTTCGCATCCATCTTCACCGAGAAGTAAGAGAACACTTAGGAGGTAACTGCAATGGCTTTTAGTGGGGGTTTATCCCAACACAATGGACTCACAGCACGTGAAGTCCTGATCGCTGGTGACTATAATGGGAACTCCACTCCTGTTGCAGTTACCTCCACTGGTCTACTACAAACTACACCTGGAGCAGGCTCCGTCCAGAACGTGGCGGTAGCTAACCTGACTACTCTCACCACAGCACAAGTAACTGCAACCACCACATCAGGGGCAACTCAGTTTGTTCCTGCTTTAGCTGGACGCAAGGATTTGATAATGAAAAACTCTTCCACTACACAGGGAGTGTTTGTTGGCCCTACTGGCGTAACTGCAGCCAATGGACATTACCTTGGCCCAGGAGAATCACTGTCCTTTAGTGGGTTGGATGGTGCGGCTGCTCTGGCCTACTTCGTTATCACCGCTTCTTCCACTGCACTTTGCACCTACTTGGGGGTAAGCTAAGATGGCTAATCAATCAGGTAGTGGTGGAGGGAGCGATTCGACAAAGCTACCCTTAGCAGGCGGCACGATGACCGGCACACTGGTAAGTCTTGCTCAGCAATACAATACCGCATCCAGTCCTGGGGCCACCGTCCGCGCACGTCACACTGACGGGGCAGGATTAGGACTTTATGACAACGTAGCGAGCGGCGGGAGTCACTACAAAACTGTAAATGGTGTTACCGTTGAACAGATTAGTGGGAGTGGGGTTGCTGTAACCGGTTCGCCAACTTTCGCGGGCACCTCTAGTCCTACAATGGGAATGGGCCGGGATGGATTAGGAAACCTCAATATCACCTCTACTTGGGCCCTTAATATAGTCGCTCCCGGAGGGGTTTATTTTTACTATGCCCTCGATATTTCAAGCCCACTTGTAGCGGTTGCGAATACAACATTCACCACAATCAGGGCTCTAAGCTTTTCTCCTTGTCGAGTAACCGTGTTTGTGGTCGGCCTTGGGAGCGCAGAGCTTTACTGGGATGGCACAACACTGAGCGTTTGGAAAGGCTTAGCAGACACCAACATCGTAGCCGCCGCTTCTGCTGCTGCGGGGGAAGTAGCGTGGAGAATGAGCGGCACTAATTTGCAAGCAAGCAACAATACCGGGGCTAGCAAGAATTGCTACGCCGGATTTGCTGGGAGGTAATATGGCAGAAGATGATCTGGAGAACGCGGGCCCAATGCCCGAGCAAATCGTAGAGGCCCCAGAGTATGACCCCGACAACTCCGACCACGTACGACGATGGGAGCTGGCAGGAAGGCCCCCAGTTGATGTAGCAGACGCCGATGGCAATTTCTGGAGGCCTTCGATTACCAAAGAATTGCAACCTGATGGGACTTATCTGGCTATTCCAGCTCCCGCAGCTAAGCCTCCCACGGATGTGGACATAGCCAAGCAGTATCAAAAGGCGTACCAGGCAGCAGAGGAGATTATCTTCTTACTGATGGGCCGGGTAGCCCCTACGCTGGTCGCCAAGAACTACTGCACCTGGGACAATGTCAATGCCGAGGGGACCAAGTTCACCAAGTATCACCGCGAAGTAATCGCGGACTTTAAGAACGCCGGCCGCCACCCGGATGCAGGGGACGAAATGTACCAGGTGTTTGTTGACAGCCCTCAAAACACATTCCCCTGGGTAAGGGACGAGGCTATCCTGGCCATCTTCGCTACTACCATCCCCAGGAACCCCAAGTAGTGGAAAGCCTGGAGGTAGTAAAGTCCAACCTGAGTGATCTTAATTACTGCTTTGGTCGGGCTATCACTACAATTGAGGGGTGGGTGGGCACCCTGGGGATGATGTATTTCCAGCCCGGCACCATCGGGGCTACGATCCTTGGGGTGTGCGTGATGGACCTTTTCACAGGGACTATGCTCAGCCGAAAGATCACTCGCATTCTGGCGTCTCCAGATAAAAGCCACGAGTTTCCAGAATTAATGGAACTCATTACAACCGGAAAGAAACTCCCCTTCACTTGGAAACGCTGGGGACAGTGGTTGGATAAAATGTTGGTGGTGTTCGGACTGATTGCAGGGTGTGAGTGGTTCAAGCTCTACCTCAACCACAACGAATGGTCCGCTGATGGGGGAGCCTTTGCTATCGGCGCTGTGTATTTTGTGCTCCTGTTCACCAACCTGCGGTCCATCGTAAGGAACACGGCGCTGGTGACTGAGAACAGTCTGCTCCTTTCCATCTGGAAGTGGATGGGTTCAGACAATGGCATCCCTCCTATCGGAAACTTCTCCTTCCTCCAGCAACACACCACCTCGACCACTACTCCTATGGGTGTTAAAGTAACAGAAGTAACCACAACAATCGAAAGTGAGAATAAGGCAAATGAACATTCTGGAGAACATTAAGAAGGCTGTTGCCATTGCCCCCGTTATTTCCGCTATGGTGGGATTGGTGGACAATGCTGAGGGACTGACCGGAGAACAGAAGAAAGGTGCCCTATTGTCGGCTTGGAACGCTGTTGAGAAAGCCCTGGGCTTCGACTGGGAAGATAAGTATGTCTCCATCGCCATTGAGGTTATTTACGCCCTGGGAAAGTTCGTGGGAACCCTCAAGAGTTCTGGCGCACCTACGCCGGCTCTGCCTGGGAAGTAGTCCAGGACCTTCTTGAGCCTTCCCTTGCGCACCTCATCAAACCCTGGGCCGAACGATTGGCTGCTGCTCAATCAGATTTGGTCCACTTTAATGACCGGCACGACAGCTTCAAGCAGATGGCCGGAGCTTTGGAGCAACTCGACGGAAGAGGGAACTCCGTGTCTGCTAAGCTCCTGGGATACACTCTCGAGGGGCTGAAGCACGGGGTCCAACATACTGAGATACTACCCTCTTCCCCCAACGATTACTTCGACCTGGCAGCTAAGCTGCGGAAGGATTTGCAACAATGAAAGGTTTGGCTGAAATCCCCTTCAAGGAGGATGACCTGCACCTCTACGTCAACGGGAAGGACAACACCCAAAAGGTGTTTCGTATCAAGGATGGCAAAGGAGTCCCTGTCCCAGTCAACGGTAGGGAAGTGTTTCCAGCCTTCCCCCACGGTATCAACGGCACCAACCAGTCCAAGCAGGGCAATGATGCCCCCGAGGGCATCTACATCCTGGAAGCTCCCATCTACACTGGAGCCAATGAGCCCGACGAAATCAAGCGGGCATACGGCCGGGTGTTCGTGCCTATGCGGATGTGGAAGGGCAGGAGCTATGGTCGCTTGGGCTTCGGCGTTCACGGTGGCGGACACTGGGGTAAGCACTGGGATGACTTCCAGCCGTTGACCTACACCCTGGGCTGTGACCGCACCCACAACAAGGATGCTGAGTCTGTGGCCTGGCTCCAGAAGGATTGCACCGCTCGCGGCTGCACGTTCTATATGACATTGGATCATATCGGTGGGGTAGGGCTCGTCTAATGCGTTACCCCACTGGAACCCCTTCTGATGGTGACGTTCCTGTCTTCCGTTCCAGTGATAATCTGGCACACTGGGAAGCTCAAGCTGGTGGAGGGGGCACAAGTGCAGACGTTCAGAATCAGCTAAACGCTCTGGCCCTGGGTCAGGGTGTAGAGTTGGCTGTGATGCCCTCATATGACAACGTAGGAGGCCAGGGGGACCGTCACACGTTTATCACGGCTACGTCTTCTGGGCTCGACGGCACAGCAGCCAACCTGGTTAGTGGTGGGTATTTCCACCCCACTAACGGCACAGGCACAGGGAGTGTAGCGGGGAAGTATCTACGGCTAGAGTTCGCAGTCCCGGTCATCATCACAGAAATCAGTCTGGACATTGGTGCCACCGTTTCCGAAGGAACGTGGAAGTATCAAGCCAGCCAGGACGGCTCCACCTGGGTGGATATAGTCACAGCTTTCACCTTAACCACCTCTGGAGGAACCGGGTCGAGCGGAGGAGCAGACCACGCCTCCAGAATTAACCAACTGGTGAAGGCTGTTGCTGCTCCTTATGCTTGGAAAAACTACAGGCTGGTTGGGGTCAGTGGCACCAGTAACCAGTCTTATCTTAATCAGATCGAGTTAAAAATACTTGGCTTAGAATGAAGAAAGCCCACGGTGTTTCACGTAGGCCCTTCATCTTATAACTTAGGGGTGGTAGAGAACGTCCAGATACTCTACCACCCCTATTCTATCTTGTGGTTACTGTTCTGCCAAGTAGTTGACAAATATGTTGACAGTATCATTGACACTGGCCAAGGCATAGATGGAGTCACCTGGACGCAGAGTGGGTTTGAATGGTGGAACCAATGATTCATCTGCCGCGATAGGAACGGCGCTGTAAATCAACCACTCATCACCAGGGTCTTCTCCTTGAGGAACGATGGCTACTGAGAAAGTAGCTGATGACCCACGGTTACAGAACAACATCTCTGGAAGCACCTCACCAGAGTTCAGGTTGTTGGTCAGAATTGACACCCACTCATCTGTAAGAGTTACCACCCCTGTGGAACTGGGTGCATACATCGGCCGATTGAAGGCCATCGTATCCGAGGAATAGCTTCTTGCGCTGACTGATGCATTCATTGATTTTAGTCTCCGATCCGTTTCATAGTTAAGTTGAGGTAGACTGCTCCGATACTTCCACCAGAACCAGCAGCCATTGCAAACCCCATTGTGTTACCACTCAGGTAAGCAACAGCGTGACAAGCAATAGTCATTGACCCAAGGGGAGAAGTTCCAATGATACCTGGTTGGCCAAGAGGTGCTCCGGTATTGCTTAAGTAAATTCCGAAACTACCGTTGACACCTCCAGGGGTGAAGGTAATGGAACCAGTGACGATCATCTCGTAGGTTCCTGGGACAGGTGGAGTCCAAAAAATCCAACCACTTGGACCACCAACCCTGTTCAGGGAGTATGTTCCTCCTCCAGTGCTGTAGGCTGTCCACGTAGGTGGGCTTAACAAGGACAGGTATCCACCCCAATAAGGCACGTTCAAAGCTGCAGTGGGGTTCCCGTTAGTCCACACACCTCCTGAGTAGACCAGCCCCTGACCGTTGACTGGACCAGAGATACTGACATCAGCCAGACCGGCCAGGGTAGGCGTGTAGACCACCCAGGCAGACCCGTTCCAGCGCAGGTTAGAACCAGTCACCTTACCAGCCGTGTTGACGTTGGAGTGACTGTCCAGGGTGTGGGCTCCGGTGAGACTGGAAGCGGGGATGTTGACCCAGGCAGTGCCATTCCACTGTGCCAAGTCACCGCTGGCCAGCGCCGTAAAGGTGGTGTCATTGAGTTCCTCAAACGTTGGAGCATCAGCATTCGTCCAGACACCACCCACACGTTTGACAAACTGTCCGTTGGTAACGCTTCCAGTTACAGCACTGTCTGAGTGGGTGGTAGACAACACCAGGTGGGGACCAGCAGCCGGCAGGTCAATCGCTACCCAATCCCCTGCTCCAGCATCCCAACTTACCACCTGACCGTCTGTAGGACTGGGAAAATCTGTGTCTGTGTGGTCATTGAGAGCGTGGGGGACAAGCTCCCCATTCCCACCCTTGGCGTCCACCGTGTAGACGAACCCATTCGAGCCGTTGAGGATGGTGAAGGGACTATCCCAGTCGGCTCCAGTGGTCTTGAACTCGAACGTCACCTCATCATCCAGGTCCAGTTCGAAGATACCGTGCCAGGCTTCCCCTTCAAAATCATCTGCGTGAGGGAGCATAGCCTCCTGCACCAGGGTTCCGTTGATACGGATACCAAGGTAAATCTGCTGGTCTGGTGGGTCCCCTGTGTATTGGATGCGGAACCCACTGTATCCCACAGCATACACACCATACCGAGGGATGGTGAAAGTATCCCCACCATCAGCAAAGAAACTGGGAGGGCAATAGGTTAGGTTAGTGATGGCAGACAAGTCAAAGTCAATTGGCTGATAGGTATCGACTACAGCAGCGGTCAGTTCCTTGGTGCCAAGCCCGTCTGCTCCTTGTCTACCTTCAGCGCCGTAGAACGCTGTGTTACCAGAACTTAGGACTACCCAACTGGTGCCATCAAAATAGTAGAAGTTGTTATCCCCTTCTGAGTAGAGAAGGTCACCTTCCGCAGCCGGCTGGAATACCCACTTGCCAGTATGTGTGTTCATATCAGCAACGTAGGTAGCAATGTATTTGTAGAACGCTGAGTAGGTGGGGTCACTAACTGGAACCACATACCGTTGATACATTGTAGTTGCCCACGAACCAGAAGCTGTAGTGACAGAAGCTACTCGCCCCTTCCAGTTACTATAGAAAGAGTCTACTAAACTATTAGGCATCCAGAACTTTAAGCTGGTAGTGGCATAGCTCAATACTTCCGGTGATAGGGTTGGGGCAATGGTAGCTCCAACTGTTTCGATAATAGTGAGAGACTCATCACGTTTGCGAGAGTATACCTGGGCTCCGGTGAGTTGCTCTGCAATCTCAGCCCAGGTCCCGTCATACTGCACCAGTTCTCCGATCAAAGAAGCCCAGGCTCCAGTAGCGTTTACTCCTACAATGTATCTATCTCCAGTAGTAGGACTGGTAGCTGGAGCGGCTGCGGTCAGGGTGCGCCGGCCATCATCCTTAACGGGCTCCAGAACAAGCCTGTTGCCCCACTCCCCAGAGCCATCTCCCTCAGTCTCTGGAACGCTGGAGTAGCGTTGGTCTCGGTTATTTTGGTCACGTGTGCGGAACACTCTAGACCCTCCCTATGGTTACAAGATGCTCTAGTTTACCACGGGTTGGGGCAAAATAAAACGGACCCTCCAGTTAAGGAAGGCCCGTAAGGGAAGGGTCTTTGTGACGGTGATTTCTCACCAACTGATTGATTCCGCTTTTAAGAGTCTAATCAATTCATACTTGGTTGTCAATGCCTGTTGGACAACCAATCGTTTACGATTCTCTCTACTGTCTCTCCATACGAGAGTTCCCATCCATCAGCCATAGCGCGCAAGGAACTGTCGGTATGTTCGTTGATCTGGATTGTTCGCCGAACTGACGAACCCATTTCCCGATTCGAGTTCCGCTTGTAGCGCCGCTGCTTTGATGGTTCGTTTTCCTGGTAATCGCTCACGAGGTAGTCTTCGATAGAACCACAGCACAACCCTTGCTCCAGGAACATCAGAATAGTGCTTGTCCACTACGTGGGTCTTGATTTGCTTATCATCATCATAGGGACCGAAATAGACTACTTTCTTGGCCCGCTTCCCAGTCTCTGGGTCAGGCTTCTTCAGGCGGATGAGCCGGCAACCGTTGAGTCCGTCACAGATGGACTTGCTGACGTTATCGTTGTCAGGGATCTTGGAAGACTCAATGGTCATCGTAGGGTGCCAGTCTTTGGGCTTCGGATAGAACAGGTAAAGGAACGCCCGACACCAGCCGTCAAAGGGGTAATCCAGCAGCTTCCCCTGCTCGTAGGCCGCGTTGTGGAAGTAGTTGCGCACACGGTTCTGGAAAGCCCTGGAGCCTGCGTCCTTGTAGGTCTGAGCCACCCACCTCCCACCGGGAATCTCTACAGCCTTCGCACCACCAGACTTATTCCCCAAGGGTAACTCAGGAATCCAAAAGTCGAAGGCGTGGTCAAACACGCCTGGAGCCTTGGGAACGGGGATGGTGATCATCTCCCACTCAACGTCACTCACGGCTGTATTCCGGCCAATCCTTGTTGTGCAGATGACAGTAGTCCCATTCAAACTTCTCTCCTTTATCAATGACACCACACCTTTGCCAGCCAGACTCTACTACGTGTGGTCCTGGTTTGAGGATGTTATCACACCCATCCTCATCACAAGAAATGTAGTCAAGTTTTGGTTCACCTTTAGAGTTGGTTCCGTAGTGTTTCATCGCACCATACTCCTATTGTTCTCTTTCACTACATTGATAATCTTACCACCGGAAGGCAACACATCCTCAACTGGGAGGGTGACGAGGATGAGGTTCTTCTCATTACCCTGTATCTGCTGAATCGCCTGGAAGAACTCGAACGTCCCTGTCTTGTCCAGGTTTCCAATTGGGTCATCAATGAGAAGCATATTGAGACGCGCATTGTGCTTCCTCATCATAACTAGCCTCAATCCGAGAAGGACAGCAAAACTCGCTCTCCAGGCTTCACCATTTGAGTAAGCGGACAGGTCTTGTAAAAATCCATTATTCTCAATAAGTATTTCAAATCTCTCACGGTTCGTCTGAGACTTAGCCGGGAAAGTGATTCGGAACATATCTCCACCCAACTGGAGGGCATAAGTATACACGTGCCCTTCCAGTTCCCCCCTAATCTGATCGAACAGGATGTTCTTAATCTCAGTCTTGAACCCGGGATAGAGAGTCGAAAGAAGATTGTAGTTATAATGGTAGGTATCAAGGTTCTGGTTACCACCTTCCAACTTCTCGTAGAGTTCGTGCAACTCTTTGGTTAACTGATGCTTGGAGTCATCCAGGTGTTTGAGCATATTCACCTGCAACTGGTCTTGGTATTCGTGCATACGCTCTTTGATGGTTTGTAGCTCTGCTTGTGCAGCCCTCTCCAGCGCCACCCAGTTGGCATACCTGGTGTAGGCTTCCTGAGCGTGGTGCTGCTTCTCCTGAGCATCCTTCAGTTCGTAGGACTTATCGTGGTAGAGCTTGGTTTCTTCCTCACAGATGATACGCAGGTGGGCTACACACTCCGCGTCCACATACCGCTTGCAGGTCGGGCAGGAGTTACCCTCATAGAGCCCCTGCTGATTCTTCCTGAGTTCCACCTCAATCTCCGTCACCTCTCGGGTCAACCGCTGCACCAGTTGATTGGCCTGGTAGAGGGTAGCTTCCAGTTCCTTGGGATTCCCTGGTGGGGTGGAGATTTGCCCTACCAACACGCGAGCCCGGTTGTCCATCTCTGCTATACGCATTTCAATCTGGGTCTTACGAGTCTGCTCCTGGGCTTTCTCCACCTCATATCGCTGCTGTAGCTGGGCAAGCTGTGCTTCCTTCTGTTGGATGGATTGTTGGTAGTGGTTACGCAGGGAAACGATAGAGGTGATTTGCTGCTGATACCACCCCATATCCCTCTTCATAGCCTCACCAGCCTGCTGAAACAGGTAGTCATCTACAAGGTCCCCGAGGATGGCTGACCGTTCCCCCGGAGTCGAGGCGAGGAACCGACCGGTCTTGGAGTTCCCAAACATCGTGCAGCAGTTCAGGAACACGTTGTAGTTCATCCCAAGGACATCTGCCTCCAGCTTGGATTGCAACACCTTAACGTCCCCTGTAACCGGAGTAGCCCCTTCAAAGCACCACGAAAGGTTCTGATGCTTCTCGTAGGTTCTCGTTATCTCAAGCCCGTTGAAGAACGCTACCACCTTCATCCGCTTCGCCCCGTGGGAGATCAGATCCGACCCCAGCAGCCCGTGAGCAGACTTCCCATAGAGGCACCAGATGATGGCGTTGAGCAGGGAAGTCTTCCCACCACCGTTAGAGTCTGCCTTGTTATTCTCATCCAGGTTCTTAGCCAGGATGAAGTGGGAGGAGTCTGGAGAGAAGGTGAGGGTCTGCTTGTCCTGATAGCTGCAGAAGTTCTCCAGTTGGATGGCTTGCAGCTTCCACACGTTTGTCTTAGTCACGTAGTTTCTTGGCCTTTCTTCCTTTGAAGTCTTTATCGAAACAGGAATGACAAAGATGAATTACCATACTTTTGGAAATAGGTAGTCCACACTTTATAGCTAAGGTGGCTTTGTTGCCACACTCCCCAGGGTCACCCCCAGTATATGCAGGGCGTTGCTCTTTTGGATTCCATTCACACATCATAGGTCCTCAATCTCATCAACGGTTAAATCGCGTGTATCCGCGCCAATCTGGGTCCACTGGACGCGCGACGAATTTGTGACAATCGCACGAT